ATTTCATGGCCGGTAACCGCGTCGGCAAGACGGTGGCCGGAAGCTACGAGATGACCTGCCACCTCACTGGTAATTACCCCGAGTGGTGGAAAGGGCGGCGCTTTCATGGGCCGATCAAGGCGTGGGCTGCGGGCAAGACCAACGAGACTACCCGCGACATCATCCAAGTTGAACTCCTCGGCAACATCACGTTCAGTGGCCAGAGAAAACTGGTTGATGGCACGGGCCTTATTCCGAAGGAACTACTTGGCCAAGATCAGGGCCAGCTTAGCTGGAAAGCGGGCGTCGCCGACCTAGTGGACATGGTCAAGGTCAAGCACGTTTCCGGTGGCCTCAGTGAACTGGGCCTCAAGTCCTACCAGCAGGGGCGAGGCAGCTTCGAGGGCACCGCCCGCCACGTCATCTGGTTCGACGAAGAACCCCCTTTGGATGTCTATGGCGAGGCGCTGATCCGTACGGCCACGACCAAGGGAATGATTATGCTGACCTTCACCCCGCTGGAGGGGATGAGCGATGTCGTTCAGGAATTCCTGCCCAGAGAGATGCGACCCGGAGGCGGGAACTAGGGTTTTCAAAGCCGTGATTTTGTGAGACTTGTGGCCACGGACCCCGGCAGGAGCAGATCATGAAGGTTACTCTCACCGCGTACCGCACTGTCGTGAAGGATGCGAACGACAACGTCACGATGATCGCCTCCGGGGGCATCGACGAGGCCGGTGGCCAGCAACTGCTCACCGCAGCGGGCACAGCGACCGCGCTACCCGATGAAACCAAGTACCTGCGCGTGGCCACGGACACGGCCATCCACATCAAGCTCGACGGCGCAGGGGCAGCCAATACCGACCCGATGATGCCCGCTAACACGGTCGAGTATTTCGGTGTTGGAGAGGCGGCCACTCCCTCAATCATCGCCGCATGATGATGTTCAGCTTCGGACGACTTGGAGTAGTAGCAGGAGTTGGCACCGATGACGGTGGTGGCGGGCCACCGCCAGAGCCTGTCGCCATCGCTGACTTCAAGAATGACACCTACACGCTGAACGGAGCGCCATCGACGCTGGCGGGACTATTTGATCCGGGCGGCACTGGCGGTGGATTTGCAGTCACTCCCGGCGTCGGCTGGGTTACGGAGAAGCTGGCCGGGGGAGCAGAGCCATATGTGTGGGCCACGCCGCATGACGACGTATTAGCAGCAGCGGGTTGGCCGACAGGCTTGGTGGCCGTTTGGGATTTAGTGATTTCAGATATAGCCCAGTCTGGCGGGGGGCAAACTAGGGCTTCGGCATATATGACTGCCTATGCACCAAATGGCCTTATGAAATCCTCATACACCCACATCAAGGATGCCGACCCAGCAGCGGCAGTTCTGGAGTTATTGTCTTATGATTATGATGACATGGACAATTTTTTCTACGTTGAGGACACCCAGAGCGCCGCACCTTTGAATGAGCCGTTAAGCATCGTTCATTTACTGGCTTCCCCGAGAATAGCGACGGCCACTAATTACGGCTCAGAAGACGCGATTGGTTACGACCTTGTTCCGCCGCCTTCACATGTCTTCCTTGAGACATGGATATTTACCAATGACGAACCGGATGCCGCCTGCGCTGGCAAGATCACGGTCGAGGAAATCCGGTTTTATCAATACGATGCGGATCGATCACCAGAGGACTACCTGTAATGCGTGCCATCCTTCCCTTTCTCCTGTTGCTCACCGCCTGTGGTGGCGACAAGGACAAGCCGCGCTCGATCCCGCGCACCACGCCGTCGGCCACGGGCTGGCAGCTTGAGTGGTCGCAGGGCGCGCGGATCGACGGCAACGTCATCCACATCCCGGCCAACCCCGGTGTTGTGGGCACGGCCACGAAGCGCATGAGCCTGAGCGGCAAGAGCGTGGTCCGTGTGACCTATCGGCTCGATGGCGTGGCCACGGGGCAGGAAGGACCACCAGCAACGATCAGTCTCTACTTCCAGCGCGAGGGCGACGACTGGACGGCGCAAGGGCCGAAGGAAGCCTACCGCTGGTATTGCGGCACCAAGGGCCTCGTCCCCGGTGAGGATACCATCGAGTGCCGCCTGAGCGACCTGTGGACCGCTATCCTGACATCCAGCAATGAGACCAACCCGCAAGGCTTTGCTGATGCCGTCAACAACGTGAGCCGCGTCGGTATCGTTTTCGGCAATGGCGAAGGCAAGGCTCACGGAGTGTACGGGCCTGCTACTCTGACCATCATTGATTTCACCGTAGAATGAAAAACCGATCCATCATATACAACCCAAGAGCAGGGAGTTGAGACATGGCCGCATATAACAAGTTCAACAGCTTCGTTGAGGCAGTCGCCGAGAAGGTCCACAACCTCGGCTCCGACACGCTGACGGTTGCATTGACCGCCGCAGCCAACGCGCCAGTAGCTGGCAATACCCAGCTTAGTAACCTTACCCAGATTTCGTACACCAACCTGAGTGCCAGAACGCTGACGGTGTCCTCCTCGTCGCAGACAGGCGGCTCGTACACGCTGGTCATCGCCGACAAGGTGCTGACCGCCACAGGTGCCGTGGCCACGTTCCGCTATGTGGCCATCTACAACGACACCGCGACCAACGACGAGTTGATCTGCTGGTTCGACTATGGTGGCGATGTCACGCTGGCCAACGGCGAGACCTTCACCATCGACTTCGGCGCTCAGCTATTCACCCTCGCATAAGGAGGAACCCATGGACTTCACCCCCGACAATCTCCGCAAGCAGTTTCACAAGCTAACCCGTGACCACGACAAAATCCAAGAGGACCTTCAGCCTCTGCGAGATGAACTGGACGCGCTCGTCGCTGGCGACACCAAGCTGACCATCAAGGAAGCGCGCAAGCGGGAAGAGACCATCCGGCCCAAGATCAAGGCATTGCAGGACAAGCTCTACCCCATCGAGATGGAGCGGGCTGCCGTGGCCCGTGCGCTTGGCGGCAAGACCGGCGACCCCAACGAGGAGTAACCCTCTCTGACAGGAGGGTGACGTGGCCCAAGGACCTCTGGTCTCCATCGGTTGGAGCGCACTCAAGACAGCCCCCAATCCGAAGTGGCTTTCGGTCAAGGACCTGCGCTTACCCAAGTCCACGTCAGAAGCGCGTTCGATGCAGGGCGTCCATGCCTTTGCCCGCAAGAAGATCATCTACCGCCGTGAACCCGAGGCCCGCGACATCTGGCAGAAGCCCGCCGACACTCTGGCCACTGGCCACGGGGACTGCGAGGACATCTGCATCGTCGAGCGGTGCTTGCTGCTCAACGCGGGCTACCGCGACAGCGACATCGAGTTGATGGTGGTCCAAGACCTCGTCACCCGCGAGACCCACGCGCTCCTGTGGGTCAAGGAGCATTACCTCGACAACCGCTACGCTGGGGTCCTCCACGTCAGCCAGTTCAAGGACTACCGCCCAATCACTGGCCACAGGGCCGGAGAGAGCTTTCTCTACGGGAAGGTCAAGTAGTGGCCATCGTCTTCAAGGGCTGGATGACCAATTTTGGGGCTGGCACGACAGCCAATTTCACGTCTGGACAGACTAATTTTACCAATAACGGCGCTGCCGGTATCGTTCCGGCGGCTGGCGATGTCATCATCCTCGGCTTCGGCACAGGGTCCACTGCTGACCGGACGCTTGGCATCAGTACGGCGGGCTGGACCAAGTATGGCACCGAACTCTACGCCAACGGAACAGGGCAGGACACCAACCTTGCCCTGTTCTACCGCGTCTGCACTGGGTCAGAGGGGGCCAACTTCACCACCGTCGGCGGTTCCGGTAGCTCGCTGGATGGCTGGGGCATTGTCCAGATGCTGTTCAGCGGGGTGGACACGACCACGCCGTTCGATGTCACGCCGGTCACGGCCACCGGCACTGGCACTGGCAGGCCCGACCCCGGCTCTATCACACCCTCGACGCCGGGTGCCGCCATTGTCGCGGTCATGGCCTCGGCGGCGGCGGCTGGCGCGGCACATATTAATCCCGGCGGCAGCTATTCGGCGGACGCCGACCATTTCAAATCGGTCAACGGCCCCGACAACAACGACGGCACGGTAACGATTGCTCTCCATTCGGAGAACTGGGCGTCAGGCGCGATAGACCCGGCGGCGATTACCGCAGGCGGCACTACCGGAGCCGGTGATAGCTGGGCAGCGTTCACCTTGGCGTTGCGCCCGTCGCTGACCCACCACACCATGCCCGCCACTGATGGCAGCTATTCACTGACTGGCACCGATGCGTCGCTGATCTACAGCAGCGGCGGGTACACCATAGGTGCCGATGCTGGGTCATATTCGCTCACCGGCACCGCCGCCGGGTTGCTTGACAACAAGGTTATCGCGGCAGCCGCAGGCTCCTACACTCTCACCGACACAGCCGCCGGGTTGCTATTTAATCGGGCGCTGTCGGCGACGGCTGGAAGCTACTCGCTGACCGGGACGCCAGCCGAGTTCCTGTTCAGCCAGCTTACCGTGGCCACGCCCGGAAGTTATGGCCTCACCGGGACAGCCGCCAATCTCCTCCGTGGCCCAGCCGTCGCCGCAGCACCCGGCACGTACTCGCTCACTGGAACCGACGCCACGCTCAGCAAGGGCTACACGATGGTGGCCGAGGGGTACGGGCCGAACATGATCCCCAACGGGGATGCTTCGGCTGGCACTACAGGATGGACCAACCAATACAGTACCGGCACCCCGGCTGGTACGACGACCGTGGACGCTGGCCGCTTCAAGGTCACCAACGATCAGGCTGCTGGGCTGAACTACGCCTACCCTGCCAATCCTTACGGGACCTTGGGCAGTAAGTACCGCTTCCAAGTTGACTTCGAGACCAATCGCCAGCCCGCCAGCCTTCTCACGGTCATGTCGGCGAACTATTCCAAGGTCTATATCAACCGGGCCATGGAGCCGTCGCTGACGTTCTCGGTGGACGAGACGTTCCTGCATGACGGCACCCACCCGAGTATCAGCGTGTTCCTCGGCCTCGCTCAGACATTCAACACTGCCGACATCGCGTGGTTCGATAACGTGCAACTGCGTGAGGTGGCTGCATACACGCTCACCGGGACTGATACTGGCCTGCTCCAAGGTCATTCGATGGTGGCCACGCCGGGCAGTTATTCTCTCACCGGCACTCCTGCGTCCCTGCTCTTCTCCCGAAACATGGTGGCCACGCCGGGCAGTTACTCGCTGACGGGGACGGGCGCAGCGTTCACCATCGACACTACGGCATACTTCCTGACGGCAGTGCCGGGGACGTACGTACTGACGGGAACGAACGCGAACCTGCTCCACGGCTGGACCATGCCTGCGGTCACCGGGGCGTACGCGCTCACTGGTACGGCGGTGAATTTCGCTTTTGGCCGCACGGTGGCCGCCGCTCCCGGCGCGTACACGTACACGGGAACCAGCGCGCTGTTTGGCCGCACCTACCAGATAGCTGCTGCGGCTGGAGCGTATGCGGTGGTCGGTACCGTTGCGGGCCTTGGCGTCGGCGTCATCATGCTGGCCGACCCCGGCACGTACACGTACACCGGCACCGATGTAGCCTTCCGCTCATACAAGCTGGCGGCAGACCCCGGCAGCTACACGATTACCGGCTGGCCAGTCAGCTTCTCGCTGGGCGATCTCGCCGATCTCGTCCCGGCTCCAGACCCGATCATCGTCTTCCGCCATCAGGAACCAGAGATTGTCCGGGTACCAAAGCTCAATGCTCTGGCGAGGCAGGCGGCGCTCAAGGTCAAGACCGTGGTCAGCATGGCCCAGCTTGTGGCCATAGCCCCGAACATGGGATTGGAAGTTCACGTCTGGGACGCCCCCGGCGGGTACGCGCCCGCCTACGCGGACGGGTTCAACTGGCGTAAGTTGTCCGACGGCACCGTGCTGGTCTAGGAGTAGGTATGCCAGAGATCACCGCATCGAAGTATCTGACCACCGCAGGGTGGGATGACGCGCCTCACCTCGATGCCAAAACCAAGCATGATCTGTTGGAGGCCACGCCGCCGTTCCTGCGCGATGCTCGCTCGAAGGGCATCCCGTCTCTGGGCGCTGGTGCGATCTATCCAATCCCTGAAGCCGAGATCAGCGTCCCGTATTTCCCGATCCCCCAGTGGTGGCCACGGTGCTTCGGGCTGGACGTGGGCTGGAACAGGACCGCTGCATTGTGGGCGGCATGGGACCCCAGTACGGGGATATGCTACCTCTATGCAGAGCATTACCGAGGCATCGCCGAACCCGCTGTCCACGCCGAGGCCATCAAGGCCAGAGGGGCATGGATCGCTGGCATATGTGACCCTGCTGCTCGCGGCTCTTCACAGCGCGATGGCGAGAAGCTGATCGACCTCTACCGCCAGCTTGGCCTCAACCTCAGCCTCGCGGATAACGCTGTCGATGCAGGGATTTACGATACGTGGGCGGCGCTCTCGACCGGCAAGCTCAAGGTCATGAGCCACCTCCTCAACTTCTTCAACGAGTACCGGCTTTACCGCCGCGATGAGAACGGCAAGATCGTCAAGAAACACGACCACCTCATGGACGTGATGCGTTACATTGTGCGCTCAGGAAGGCCAGTTGCAAAGCAGCCCGGCTTCGATGATAATCCCGCGCCAATGGATGCCGCTGAACCTGTAGCAGGATACTGACCATGGCCACAGACCCACGCTTACTCGGAACTGCCGCCGCCGCCCTTGGCATGAAGGCACCTCCCGCTTTGGACCCCAGAGGTGTCGTTCCTGTCCAGCGAACCCAGCCGGTGGCCAATGCCACACCAGCCTTGGCAGATCGGCTGGGTTCAATGCCTACTGCGCTTCCGCTCAACAGCATCGTGCCTGTGGGCAGACCCGGCTCAGCCCTCCCGCCCAACTTCAGTTCCCCGGTTATGCCCAGCACGGGCGACCAGATGAAGCTGGCCATGACTGCTCGCCTGCCCACTCCGCAGCCGCGCGAGGCGGTGACCACGCGGCAGGACGCGGTGAAGCAGGTCATGCAGGCCGGGGCAGCCAACGCCCAAAACCGTGCCGCTTCAGCCAAGGCCGGGATGGCCAACCGCAACGAGGCAGTGCAGACGCGTCAGGCAGGTCAGGCTCTTCGCCGCACCGCGTTGCAGGACCGGCTGCGCCAGATGATGCAGCTTCGAGGACAGGGTCAGGGTCAAGGCACTCCGGCTGGCGGCCTTCTCGGTTACAAGGGGTAGTTCATGGCCACGGCACCTATGGCGGTTGAAGGACCGCCCCAGCCCAGCGACTACGAAATTCAGGAGAAGCTGGCCGGGGTTGTTCAACGCCTAGAGGCGCTGGCCAAGGACCAAGTCCAACGCAAATCCCACGTCGAGCGGCGCTGGCTGGACAACCTGCGGGCGTTCCACGGCAAGTACGACGAGAAGACCGAGAGCGATCTCTCGACCGGCAACAAGTCGCGGGCGTTCGTCAAGATCACCCGCAAGAAGGCCAATAGCTGGGAGGCTCGCCTGTCGGCGCTGCTGTTCCCAACCGACGAGGAGAACTGGGACATCCAGCCAACTCCCGTCCCCTCGCTTCACGACACGGCCAAGGAGGCGCTTGCCGCCGCCGAGGAACAGATCAACCAAGCCAATGCCGCTCAGGCTCAGGGCCAAGAAGCCGAAGCCGCTCAGGCAGCACAGGGCGCGCAGGCCGCACTGGACGTGGCCACGCAGGCCCGGATGGCCATGGCTGAAGCTCAGAAGCGCGGCGAGGCCATGCGTCGCGAGATGCAGGACCAGTTGGTCGAGTGCGAGTACGCAGCCGAATGTCGTCTGGCCATTCGTGACAGCGTTCGCCTCGGCACCGGGATCATGAAAGGCCCACTGGCCGGAGACCGCCAGCGTGGAAGCTGGATACAGATCGACGGCGAGTACGTGTACAAGCGGGAGGAGGACCCGGCACCGATCTTCAAGTGGGTCGATCCGTGGTCATACTTCCCCGATATGTCGGCCATCCGCCCGGAAGACCGCGAGTTCGAGTTCGAGCGCCACCTGTGGAGCGCCAAGGACCTCAGGCGTCTGGCCAGAGAGCGGGGCTTCTCCAAGGACTGTGTGCGCCAGCTAATCGAAGAGCGCACCATCGGGCAGGTCCTCAACGACAGCAGTATGAACTACCTGACCAACCTCCGCGCCATCACCGGCAGCGAGGACGGTATCAAAGACCGATATGTCGGGTGGGAGTATCACGGACCCCTCACTAACGAAGACGTGGCCATGGTCCTCAGGGCCACAGGCCGCGATCAGGAAGCCGCCGCCTACGAGATAGACGCTGATCCGCTCCAAGAAGTCCGGGTTATCTGCTATTTCTGCGAGGGCAAAATCCTCAAGCTGGCCCCGGCCTATCCACTGGACAGCGGTGAAAGCCTCTACTCGATCTTCACGTTCGAGGAGAACGAGGCGTCCATGTTCGGCTATGGCATCCCAGAGATCATGGCCGACAGCCAGAAGAGCATGAACGGTGCATGGCGCATGGCTCTGGATAATGCGGCCCTGTCCGTTGGACCGCAGATTTTCATCGACCGCGATGTCGTCGAGCCTGCCAACCGTAGCTGGACACTCACTCCGAGGAAGGTGTGGTACAAGCGCAAGGGCGTCGGCATGGCCGGTGGCACGGTTCTGGAAACCAAGGCCATCGAGAATAACGTCAATGAAATCATGAACTTGGTCGAGGTGAGCCGTAGGTTCATCGACGACGAGACGGCGCTTCCGGTGGCCGCAGAGGGTGAACTCACTGACAATCCGGGCGTGACGGCCACGGCCACGAACTTCATGTCCATGGCCAGCAACATCACGTTCCGGCGCGTGGTCAAGAACTTCGACGACGGGATAACCACCCCGAACATCCGCCGTCTCTACGACTGGAATATGCAGCACAACTCCAGCGACACCATCAAGGGCGACATGAAGGTCGATGCCCGTGGGTCCAGTGCCCTGCTCCAGCGCGAGCTACAGGCACAGATGCTGCTCAACATGGCCCAGAACTGGTCCAGCCACCCGGTCCTCAAACACGCCCTCAAGGCGTACGAGACCATCAGTGAGAGTGTCCGCTCCTCCATGATCCAGCCGACTACCGTGCTGGTCGAGAAGGAAGAGTTTGAAGCCGCTCTGGCCGCAGAGGCGGAAGCCGCAGCCAAGGCCGCAGAGAGCGCGGGCGAACAGAACCCGGCAGTCATCGCGGCCAACGCAAGGCTGGAGGCCACGAAGATCGACAGCCAAGCCCGTCTCGATGTCGCCGAGATGCAGCGCCAGACTGAGATGATCCAGCTTGCCCAGCAGTATGACATCAAGATCGAAGAGCTACAGACACGGCTTGGCCTCAAGGGCATGGACATCGCCCACAAGGAGAAGAGCATGGTGGCCGAAGCTGCCATGGAGGACGCCGCAGCCGAGGAAGCTCGTGCGCGTGGCGAGGAACCCAAGGGTAGCGGAGGCTTCGTAAGCGCATGAGTATCAACAAGGCAGGAGCCGACTGGCTCATTCTGAAGGCGCGGATCAACACCATGATCGCTCAATCCCGCGATGCGATGGAGGCTGGCCAGAGCGTCGAAGAATATAATTTCTTGCGTGGCCACATCGCCATGGCCAAGGAACTGATCGAGTGGGTGGAACCAACAACTCCACCTATTACCACCGAGGATACATACGGAATTTCGGACCCCGAGGCGTAAGGAAAATTCAAATGGCTGTTGCAACGGACCCCAAAATCAATCAAACAGACGATGGCGACGACGATTTCGCGAAGCACTTTGAAGAGTTTGCGGCTGGAAAAACACCAGCCCCTGACCCAGAAGAGCCAAGCGGAAACGACGAACCCGGTGGCAACGGCCCTGAAGAGAAGGACCCCGCCCCCGCTGAAGAAGACGATAAGTCTCAGGCGGCGACGGAAGAGAACTCTGAAGATGACGCCACACCCGGTGACGCTAAGCCTGACGGCGGCAGCCAGCCCCCCGAAGGTGATAAGGCCCCCGACCTGTGGGCGAACGCTCCTCCTGAATTGATCGCAGAACGTGATCGCCTTCAGAAGGAACGGGACGAGGCTCAACACAAAGCCCAGTCCGACGCCAACCGTGTCGCGGCCCTGAGCAGGAAGCTCCAGTCGCTTCAAGCTCCTCAGGTCAGCGCCCCGGCCCCGACCGAGCAGCCAACCGAAGCACAGCAGGCGCTCGATGCGAAGGTCAAGCAGCTACGCGAGGACTATGGAGAAATCGCGGAACCGCTGATCGAGCTAATCGAGAACCAGCGCAAAGAGCTTTCGTCCGTCCGGACTGTCCTCACTGGACTAAGTCAGGAACGGCAGGATCAGGTGATCGCGGTCGAGAAGCAGGCTTTGGAGGAGAGGCATCCGGACTGGCAGACTATCGCTCAGTCCCCGGATTTCGCAGGCTGGCTCCAAGTACAGCCCGAGAACATCCAGCGCCTCGCCACCAGTTGGGACGCCAGAGAAACCAGCGTGGTACTCACCCTCTTCAAAGCGGAGGC